TCGGGCGCCCACACTGGAGAATCAAAATGAAGTATCAATTTCAAGGCAAGCAATACCCAACCATTCAAGCGATGGTGCTGGCAGTAAACCCGATCATCAATGCATGGCCTGACGAGCAAATCGAGCTGTTCTACGTCAACAATGTATTGCCATTCGATAACCGATCAATCACGGAGATTATGAACGATGACAATTAATCGAGCACAGAGAATCGCGCTCCATCGCAAATGGATGCAGAACGACAACGGGATGTCATACCGGCAATTCAGAAGGTCCATCGTTCCAGGTATCGCGGGAAATTTTTTCATGGTCCAATGGTCAGGCATGTGGTTGGGCGTCGAAGATGACGGATACACTCACAGTTAAAGACAAGGACCTTCGGGTCCTTTTTTTATGGGCGCTTACCTGGAACAGGCGTCCGCTGCCGGTCGCGCAATCTAATATATAAAAATAGAAAGGTCGCAAGCTCGCAAGCTCGCGCTATATATAAAAGCCTCGAGGTCGCAAGCTCGCAAGCGAGCACCTGTAACCCTTGACAATAGAAAAAAGATAGTGCTTTTAATACCTGGCGCATCATGGTAGAATTCAACAACCAAGCAACTAATAAGGTGAAACAATGAAAGTATCAGAAGCGAGAGAGAATGTCGGCGGGTTATCCAACCCGTCAAAAATGCCGAGCAAATCCTACGGTCTACCCGCGCAAGCGTGCAAGGTCGGCGGGCAATTGCGAAACGTCAAAGGTTCAACCTGCGAGAATTGCTATGCTTACGATCGCGGTATGTATGTGATGCCGGTCGTCAAGAAAGCGCAAGCGCGGCGCCTGGAAAAAATCACGCGCGAGGATTGGGCGCCAAGCATGGCGCGAGCAATCAATAAAGATAAGTATTTCCGCTGGCATGACTCCGGCGACATTCAGGACGCGGATCACTTCGCTAAGATTGTAGAAGTCGCACGCGCAACGCCCGACTGCCTCCACTGGTTGCCAACACGCGAAGCGCAAACGGTCGCGGCTTATACCGGCACGATTCCTGATAACTTGATTGTCAGAGTATCGGCCGCGATGGTAGACGGTCCCAAGCCCAAGCGATTCCGGAACACTTCAACCGTTCACGCTCGAACTATCCCCACCAATTCTCATATATGCCCAGCACCTAAGCAGGACAACGAATGCCGCGACTGTCGCGCATGCTGGGATAAAGACGTTGCCAACATCAGTTACCACCAGCACTAGGAGAGCAAATGTATAAAGTCAACCTAAGAGACCGAGCCGACCGCGAAAGCGGTTGGTTTGATTCAGAGATCACCGGCACGCACGACCACTGCTATTCGCAAGTCCGCACGCTGTCACTCGACCTGCACTTCGAAGTTCGGATCGTCAAAAAATGAGCCGCGAAGCCGCAAGCACGCAAGCGCCCTAGGCCGCAAGCAAATTGCCGCGTGTTGCAACATTCAAACAGACGCACGCACAAGCCGCAGGAAGGCCGCAAGCAGACCCCCTGCCAATGCCCTTACCGACCCCTCAAACGCCCCTCACAGGGCTCTGTGGGAGGGGGAGGGCGCTATTCCCCACAACTTTTACCCACAAAATGGGCGAATTCTCTTAGCGCTCTTTACACAGGGTGTTGACTCAACAACAAAGCAAATGATAAGATCGAAAACCCAAAGCAAACTAAAGGAAGACGCAACATGGAATCAAGAATCTCACTGAAGAACATCAAGCATGCGGCATTCGCATCACACGAAACGCATTGTTTCGAAGCGACTGTCTGCCTTGATGGCGACCGAGCATGCAAGGTAGAGAATGACGGCAAAGGTGGATCCGATCATTACTACCCATACAAGGGCCAATCAAACGAAAGCTTCAACATCATGATCGTTAAGCTTCGAGAGGCATGCGCCGATCAGCTCAAGGTCGAAGATCCGGAGACCTACGAGCAATTCTGCCCAAGGTCAGAAAACAATGATGTGGACTATAGACGTCTCGGTGATACCTGCATTGAAATCGTTGTCTGCAACACCCTCAACACCTCGCTCATCAAGAAAGACATCAAGCGATTGATGCGTGCGAAGGTCCAACTGATTGAAGTCTCAAGCGGCAAGATATACGAGATCAAGTCCAAGCCTTTACCGGAAACCATAGAGCGGGTGAAGAAGCAATACGAGCCCGAATATCTCGTCTTGAACACGCTGTCCGAAGAAGAACAGTTCTATCACTGGACCAAGACCACGGAGGCTTAAGCAATGGCAAATCTAAAGATCAATGATTTCATCCTAATGATTGACGATCTGGCTGAGGTTCTGCTTGAGCGTGACAGTGTCGAGCTGAGGTATGAGTACGATGCCAAGTTCGATAGCTGGCACTTGGACGCGGAAGGCCAGAGCGATTACGAGGACTACACCGAAGAGGCCGAGGCTATCCTTCGGAAGATTGGCATAGGTCGCGAAGATGACGAGCCCTTGTTCGGATCCGATGTTGACCTTGATCCCAACGTTGACCCCGCAGAAGGGACCATGGGTTGGGAGGGATCTTAATGTTCGAGCAAGAAAGAAAAGCAATTGTGGGTCTCGCTATGGTTGTGATCATAGCGATGGCCTTCATCTGGGTATCCAACGAAGACTACAAGCACGAAGTCGAGATGGAAAATCAATACCGCGAGATGGTATGCGCGGGTCACTGGCCGGATTACTGGCAAACCAATCCAAACTGTAAGGGGAATTAAGATGGGTATGTTTTCATGGTTAACAAACGACACGGGTGAATCCGTGACCAACAGATACACAGACGAAGGCGCGTTGCCGGTCTATCTTCATGACAACGAGGGTAACGTGTGGCATGAGCCCGACTACGAAGGTTATGGTGAGTTCGGTGGCGTAGACTACTACGAACTCCTCGCCAAGATGAACGGTCTCAAGACCCGAGGCGAAGGCATTGACCTTGAGTGTGACTTCTTCGAGTACATGTCCGCATCTCCTGAAGGTGCAAAGGAAATCATCTTTCCCAACATCGTTGAATCAAAAAGATGGACATGGGTAAACGAAGCGCCCTTGCATTGTCCTAACCAAGGATTCTTTAGCCTTCATCCAAGGGAAGAAGATGAAGACTTCGAGGATTACCTATGATCAATTGTGACATATGCGGTACAGACACCAACGATGAAAAATCAAAGTGCGTCACTCACTCAGATTGGGTGGCGCATGGTGAGACTATGCCAAGCTGGATCTGCAACACTTGTTACACAAAAGGTGACTACGGTGACTTCGAAGACTTGATTCAGACAAGAATAGGCAATGCAGAACTGCTGAGGAGGATGAATGAAAGTCCTTGACCTCTTCTCCGGCATCGGTGGTTTCTCTCTCGGCCTTGAGTGGGCTGGGATGGAGACCATCGCGATGTGCGAGAAGGATAAATTTTGCAGACAGGTTCTGGCTAAGCACTGGCCGGACATCACCATTCACGAAGACATAAGGAAATTAGATGGACGAGAATATAAAAACGCAATTGACGTTGTTTGTGGAGGATTCCCCTGCCAACCATTCTCAGTTGCAGGCAAGCAACTTGGAAAGGCAGATGACCGTCACCTCTGGCCTGAAATGTTACGAGTCATCAAAGAGTCGGCTCCCACTTGGGTCATTGGCGAAAACGTTTCTGGGTTCGTCCGGATGGCACTCGACGATGTGTGCTCTGACTTGGAAGGTGAAGGCTACCGAGTCCAATCGTTTGTTATTCCGGCTTGTGCCGTCGAAGCCCACCACCGCAGAGACAGATGCTGGGTTGTGGCCTACTCCGACGAGAATGACCGGCGGCGAAGAGATAGCACCATCTCACAGGAACGGCACACATGGATGGAACATCGGAGCGGCGGTCAAGGACAGCCTCTCATCGAATCCGATTCGGATGTGGCCGACCCCCACTCTTCACGGGAACTACAACCGCAAGGGTCTGAGCAAGAAATCAGGCGATGGATTGGAGACAGCCGTGAGGATGTGGCCGACACCGAGAGCGAGCGAGTACAAAGACTGCGGTCCTGTGGGCTCAAAGAGTCACACGCATATGGACCGGCGCTCGTACCTCTGTGCGAAGGCGAAGGATTCGGATCGACCTACTGGGAAACTGAGCCCGATGTGGACCGAGTGGTTGATGGGGTTCCCAATCGGGTGGACCGAATTAGATCCCTCGGAAACGCGGTAGTCCCTCAGCTTGTACAACGAATAGGAGAAATGATCTATGCCGAGCACCAAAGATGACGCCATCCTTGACGCGGATGACCCCGCTGCGAGCCTGGAAATTGTTGAAAAAATCGAGAAGCGAGGTGGGTTTCGGCCCAACTCCTCCTTCATGCACAAGAAAAAGAAAGCTCGCAAGTACAATTGCGATTGGTGTGGCATTGAGTTCGCAAGCACACACGTTCGCAACACCAAGAGATTTTGCAGTGATGCTCATCGGTGGAAGGAATACAACCTTGCCCGTAGTTTCGCCGCGAAGAAGCGTCTGACTGACAAAGCTCGCAAGAGTGGAAGCTTCAGACCACCATCAAGGGACGCAAGTGCCTTACTACTCAAAGCAAGAAAAGGAAAATAAGATGACAAAGAAATACAGAACGAAGCAAACCGTAATCGATGAGCAAAAAGAGCAGATCAAAGATCTTGAAGACAAAATAAAATTTGCGGGATTCCGAGAAGATACATACAAGAATAGGATTAAGTATGAAGCCAGAAAGTTTTCGGACGTTATTGGCGCTGAAGCATCGATCACCGTATGCGAAGATCACTATAGGCCGGACACGCCAGCGACGGTTCTAGCCAACATTCAAGTTTTCGAAGAACTCTTTGACAATGAAGTTGGCGGAGAAATGAAGACCAATCTCCTCAAAGAGATGGACAAACTTTCCGAAGCTTTATCTGAGTTTTACAGCGCCCTTGAATGTGAGGTTCGCATCAACATGAGCATCAATCGCTACTAACCTAACCCTCCCCTTCGGTCTCATCTCGAGGCCGGAGGTGGAGGATGTTTGAGTTCGCCATGCTTCCCATCCGCTCATTAATTAATATTAACTGTTCGTGATTATCAGGTATTGCCCAAAAATCTTTATCAAGCAGGGGCTGCCACCTTCCGAATTTCTGCACCTTGACCTCTATGTTCGGAAACCTAACATTTCGAAAATGTTCAGCGACTTCTTCCGCAGATTCCTTGCATGTGTAATGCCCATCCTTGAACCCAGTACCTACAAGAATAACGTCATAGTAGTCTTCGTGACTGTTATGCATCATCATCTATCTCCTCACTCTCCTCATCGTCATCTTCCCAGAACGAATCATCATCCTCGTCCGCCTCCTCATCAAGATCGTCATCACTTACGACATCGTCCTCGACATCTTCAACCTCGGCCTCGAGATCCTCCTCCTCGAGATCCTCCACCTCCACCTCATGCTCCTGATCAATGACCTCCACCTCTGATGGATTAATCACCTTGGGCGCAAGTTCATTCTTCTCAATCAAAGCCATGAGTCTTGCCTCCACCTCTGAGCGGTCCATCTGATCGATCTTACCGGTCTTGATCTCCTTCTTATCAATCATCAACCCAGCAAGCTTTGCCCGTCCCAGCTCCGCCTGTACTGCCGCACCGTAGACACCATCCTCCATCGCCGCATCCCGAATCTTTTGCAGGTCACGCGCAACCTTCTCAAAAGTAATCTCATACTTTCTCTGCTCAAGATCCTTCATCTCCTGAATCTTTCCTTGGATATGGGTATACCTTGGATCGTTCAGCATCTTGGTCGCAGCGACTGCGGGAAATGAGTACCCTGCTCGATGAGCGCATTCGGTATTGGTCAGATCATGATAGACATACAACTGAATGAACCGTTCTTGCTTCGGCGTAAACTTCATCTGCTTACGTCTTGGCTTGTACTGTTCTGGGTTCCTGAGAATGTCCTTACCTGGAGGAATCTTAAAGTCACCCGCCTCAGCCTCACGCATCACCTCTGAAACCTCATGCTTCATCTCGCCTGCATCACTCATTTTTAAATCTCCTCCTACAACCCGCCACAAAATTTTTTTATTTTCTCAAGCCCTCTAAGAATACAAGAGAGAGTACACCGATAGGGAGATATTTTTAATATATCTCTCCCTCTCTTTAGAGAGCATACCTACCATACCATCATACCACCCTTATAAATCAATGACTTACGAAGTAGGTATAGTAGGCATGACGTAGGTATGACATATAGTGACCATACCTACCTACTTTCCCTATGTATTTCAAACACTTACCGACTTATCCACAGGGGGTAGGTATGATTTCAGATTTTTCATTTCATACCTACCTAAGTGACCACTAACCTCACCTATTTTGCCTAGAAAATCCATTAACTTTCATCCCTAAGTGTTTTCCCATCGCCTGGGATAAGGTCACCCATCTCCTCCATCATCGCATCAAAACGCGCCTGCTTTTCTGACCGCAGGGTCGCCAATAGATCCTGCAGCTGTTCTGACCGCAGGGTCGCCAATGCATCCCGTAGCATCTCGGTTGTCACCTTCTTCTTCTCTTCACTCATTGTGTTGCTCCTTCTTTCTGTTATGATTCGTTCTGTCGCGGCATCCCTTAACCGTGACACATACCTTAGTTGCTTTGGGTATAACTACATCGGGGCTCTTTCCGGCGCCTCGGTGTAGTTTCTAAGCAATCTAATCCCCGCAAAAACACGACATCGATTCCTCTTCTTCAAAGTCAAACAACTGTCCTTGATCGGACGCCATGATCTTAAGCTCCCTGTAAGACGGGTGCTGTCGCCGGAATACGTTACCGATCCTTTCCTCTTGCTCTATCCACCAGTCCGCCATGTCCGGCTGCTCCCTGATGATAGACAGCTTCCTTGATACACTCTTGAAGAAGCACAGGTCACAGTTAGACAAGGGGCTCTCACCATTCTGAGACATCGGAAGCTCTAACTTGAATGATTGCTGGGACCAAAAGAAATCGATGTCATGAAGCGTCACACCGGCATCTGCTAGTGGCAGAGCGTAGTTTTCTTTTGCTCGCTGTTTTGCCACCCGCCTCTGCTCGTCCGCCCTTATTCCAACCGCTGTTAAGAACGGATCATGACCCAGGGACTCCATGTACTTATTGATCGGCACTACCTTCAACTGCTCGGTGCATGCTCTGATCCTATCGTTAGGAATGAACTTCTTCTGGGAGATTAGGTTGTGAAAAGGCTCGCCCTTCCTCGATGCCGTCTCGTAATCTACAACGATTCCGGCCTTCTTTTCCTTGATGAACTCGAGCCAAACAATAGGCACATCCCATTCCTTTGAGCACCTATCAACGAAATCAAGGGTCTGGGGCATCTCTTTACCCGTGTTAGAAAAGGCAACAACAACGTACTCAGGAAGCTTCCCGCCATGCGCCTCAAGAACTTTGTAAAGCATGTATGCTGATGTACGCCCACCGCTAAAGCTTATGACCGCTGGCTCATCAATTAGGTATGGGTTCACGAAAGCTCCTTCTCGATAAGTATCTGGGCATAGTGAATCACCTTCCGGAGATCATCGACCCCGCCCTTGCCACGCCACCTACTAATGTACTTCACGATGTTCGCCTCACACCAATTCAAATTATTGGCGAGTATGTACTCGGTTGGTTGGATCATCATCAACTTATAATGATTTCCACCTATCTGATCGTCAAATGCGCTCATTACACCTCCTTCTCAATGTGATCGCTGATCCTCTGAAGCAGCACCATCATCCTGTCCACCTTCTCGACCATGTCATCGTACTTTCCCATGACCTCCTCCACCTCCCGATCGTTTAAATCCAGACTAACTTTCATCACCCGCTCCTTCCGCCTCGACTTCCCACGGCTTTGCCGCCGTGCTCGTACCAAGATAATGCCACATCGCCATGCCCGGTTCTGAATGGGTATGCACGATATGACTTAAGTGTTTCTGAACGTGAGTGACTGCACGCTGACAGGCATTCACGCCATTTGCTTTCTTGTGTCGCTTGAGGGCAGTCTTCGCCAAGAACTCCAGCTCTGCCCTCTTATAAAATTCGTTTTCTTTCATCGCCTTCATGACGATTCCCGCTATCTCTACCTCGTCTTCTGCTATCTCTTCATCACTCTTCTTGTTTGGTGTCCGAGTGAAGTCGCTGACCTCCCACAAACCATCATCGAAGTTGAACAACGATATATGTTCCTGTGGATCTGCTGCGTTACGCGCCTCATAAAAGATATTGATGTTAGGTTTCTCGCCCATCAATTTGATCCCGCTGTCGAACCAACCCGCGAACACCGACCCACCTCGAGCTGACAGGAAGGACCGGTCATCCGCCCTCTCTTTACCCGTATGGTGCGCGATGATTGTCGCCACGTTGTTCATCTCCATGAGCATATCAACCCGATCCAAAAGCTTTCTGATCTCGGTGTTGCTGTTCTCCTCACCATCAAAGAAGTTAATGATCGGATCAATCATCACGATGTCTGGGTTGTGGAACGCTACCTCATCACTGAACGCTTGGATGTCGCTATCCTTCATGAGATTCTTTCTGAGCCGTCCACTGATAATGAGGTTATCAAACCCCATCTGCCGGACCTCATCGTTCGTTGAGAATCTTTGGTAGTACATCTCGACGCGCTGCTTCAAGAACTCTGCAATGATCTCAGCCTGAAACCACATCACCTTGAGCGGTTTTGTAAAAGGCTGACCCATGAAGTCAGTACCGGTCGTTGCACCTGCCGCGAACGCGCCAAGCCAGTTGGACTTACCGATCTTAGGCTTACCCAACAAGAGCACCCGACTGTTCTCGAAGATGAACTTATCACCCCAGTACTGCTCAATGGTATCGTCCTCCATGGACTGCCACTCAAAGCTACTGAAGGGTACTAAACCAAGGGGTCCTGACTCTGGTTTTTGAGGGGTATCAATAGGATCTTCCTGCTCCTGGATCTCCTTTAGATCTTCGGTCAATCCTGTGTTCCACGTTGATGTGTTCCACTGGTTGATGCCGCTCTCAGCTAGGTCTGGGTTCCGCTTGATATGCCCTTGACATATAGACATAACTGTTTTGGTTGCTTCTACCAAGTCCATCGGCGGTGAACAGCTTTGATTCCAGTCCTGCGCCTTGATCAGAACTTCCCGAAGACCCCATCCTTCTTTGATCCACTTGCCGACCAACCGTGCGAGGGTGTCGTTGCGACTACCTTCGACCTTGGGATCCTCGGTGAGCTTC